ATTTCCAGTTAGTAAATAATTAAATATTTTTCCATCGCTTATAATTTACAATCCTCCACACGGAAGTGGGTGTGCAATCAAACATTTCAGCTATAGTCTTCGCCTTCACCCCATTTTTTCTCAAGGTTCTCATTTTTAACACCTGTTTTTTTGTGAATTTCGACACAGCTTCCGAGCTTTGCATTCTTAAACCAGCGTCAAAGGCGTGCTTGCAATTATAACTTTTAGTACACCATTCAAGGTTAGAAACATTATTATTTTCTTTATCCCCATCTTTGTGATTAACCTCCTTGTAGTTATGGGGGTTTGGGATAAAAGCCAGGGCTACCAGTCTATGCCTAGTAATAGTTTTCCTTCGACCCTCCTTTCCATACAAGGTTACAGCAGGATAATCTCTTTTCTTCCCAACCATAGTCCCCGCAAGCTCAACCTCCCCAACACCAAAATTGCTTTTATAACGCTTGCCATACCTATGCACAATCCTTCCCACCACCCTTGCCAAAGAGTACACATTTCCAGTGTTGCTTACCTCATACAGCCCCTCATAACCCCTAATTGTTTTTCTTGCTTCCATATTATTATATTACCATAGATATACACCACCGATCAACGCCAATTTGTAAAACCTTGTGTCAGGTTTTTTATTTGTACGAGTTCGGTATCGCTATATCCCAAGCAAGTACCTTCCCGTTCTATGATTAAATTCTTATAAGGTGAGTAAGCAACCTGCCAACTGTCCCCTATAACTTTGTGATTGTTTCGAGCCTTTGATATGTCTCCTTTTGAAACCTTGCTCCAGTCTAATTCTCCAACAGGTATTTTGTATCTGAACTCGCTCTCTGGTTCTTCTTTGGTAAGCACATGAGCGAAGTAAAAATCACTCCACCTTTTATAAGTATCATCAAGATCAAATTCAACCATTAAACACTTAAAACTTGTCTTGCCAGTTCTCAATAGAGTGAACTCATGCATTTCTCCAGTACCCCGATCCATATATACCAACTTGCCCCGATCCTCATTAAGAGCATCCATGTAAACTGCTAACTGTTTGAGGTAAGAAGGTCTTGGCTTCCCTTCCCTTAACTCTTTAGCCTGATACATCCCATAATAAGATTTTACCTCTAGCGGGTAGCCCTCCTTGAACCTTCCATCTAAATATCCAGTAATAGGTACTCCATGCCTGGTCATTTCAATCTTGATCTGTTCTTCTACTTGTTGTAGCATCCCCATATCATCAAGAGTTTCAATCAAGGCAACCTCACACATCTTTGCAGCATTGAACATTGTTAACTTTTCAGCTTCAAATGGGTTGGTCGGCTTCGTTCCCATCCAAGAGTGGTAAAGATCAAACAAAGGCTTCTCACAATCAGTAGCCCAGAAAGAAGTCCTCTTGTGTTCATGTGCATCATCCAACTTGGTAATGTAATCCTGTATTTGTGTAACTAAAAATTTATTTTCGTCCATCTTGTGGGTGGTTATTTTTTACTCCGCACTTCGAACAGAATTTTTCAAACGGCAGCATGTCTTTTTTACACCCGCCACACGATGTAAGGTCATCAAGTTTCGATCCGCACTCATAACAGTAAAGATCTCCCCTATCACAACCCGTCACCCTTTTACATTTATTGCAGTACATTTTTATTTTGGGTTAGAGGATAATTAGCTAGAGCTTCGATCATTTGGTCATTCAGTCCCATGACCACTTCCCCACACTCGGAAGCTTGCTCCATCGCTTCCAGGTTGGCTGTGTACAACTCTTTGAGTTTTCCCATGTTGTATTGGTTAAGATTATTGTACTTATATATTACTAAACTTTAATAGACATTGCAAGGCTTTCTTACACTTATTCCCAACTTACTTGTTTTCTAGTCAAAAATATGTATTATAATATATTTAGGTCTAGAAACCGCTAAACAGCTCAATTCTGTGGCAAGAGGCCAACGGTCAAACCCTATACACTCTTACGCCCACGATGGGCTTTTTAGTTTTAAAGAAAAAGCCACCTTTCGATGGCCCTTTCCCCTCATTCCTTTTGAAAACCTCAAAGCTTTCTGTGTTTTCGTTGTACATTATACAGTAAAACGAATAATGTTAAGAACAAGTAAAATGTTTTTTTGTTTGCCATATTTTTGATTTGCCATAAAAAGTAGTTCCACCTATATAAAGTTTATAACATTGTTCAATCTGCCAGCGAGGATCAGTAAAGAATCTTTCATCATTTACTATTTCTGGATGCCATTTCTTGTTTATCCCACACAGTCCATAGTCAGAAGATCCATCAGTATTAGTAGAATGTTTGCGATCAGGAGTCCATAGACCATTCTCGGCATCTAATAGAGCGAGAAAATCTAGGTCATTACCAGATACTTGTGCAGCGATCCTTACATACTGGTTTTGATCCTCACCAGCAGTATGCTTATAGCACTGGTTCAAAGCTGTCCTGCCTGGTATACCTTCCTGGACTTGAACCATAGTTTGAGAAGGTTTCGCTTCTATTGAAAATCGCATACCATTTTAGCTTTAGTCGCACACCCTTCAAGCTCTGTTATAGTGTAAAGATCTGGGTTGGTTAGTTTATTTCTGCACCAAGCCTTTTCTATTTCACATTTCTGCTGCTTGTTAGCATTCCATAGTCCTTGATAGTTCACCTCACCTGTACTTCCAACAGCTACGTTTATAAGTAGCCAGATGACCATCAGCCCTGTTAGAGATCCCATAATGATGTGGGTTAGTTTCTTTTTGTCACGTTTTAACAGTGACGTTTGAGAGTTTTCCATGTTTGTTTTTGTTATTTTTATTTTTATTTTAAAGCCCGAGGGCAATTATTTTAAAAGCTCTGGATTTTCGTATTTATTCCCGACAACCTTGTACAAATAAGTGTTACCCAGCGCCCAGAAAGGAAAAAATCCTGCGGGACCTTCTGCATATCGCACTGTTAACGGCTCATTATCACCATCCGTTGTTACCACATCACCTTCATATATCTCCTTGCCGTTCTTATCTTTTAGCCCTGTGTATTGCATTAAATACTCATCTAGATTTCTGTCTAAATAACTTTCATGCTCCATGTCCGCTAAAAACATACAAACTCTCCTAACAAAGCTGTTGAGATATTGATTGTCTTGATAAAACATGTACTTGTCTTTTTCTATCCATGCTCTGAATTTAATTTCTCTCATTTGTTTAAAAGGTTATAGAATTCTTGATCTTGTTCTGCGATCTTCTTTAACATTTTGACTGCACTGTTATCACTTCTCCACCCCATGTGTTCCTTTATCACTCGCAAGGTGGGTAGTCGCATGTTCTTTGGATCAGTACAGAAGGCGTATAACTTCTTTTGCTTTTCGGTCATTAAAAGCAGTTCTTATAAAATAAAATGATCTCGGGAGCCTTTAAGGCTAGAAGCGTTGTGATAGACCCAAACAGGAATATAGCCACCGCTGTCTTTAGTATCTTCCCCCATTCGGTTCTATACTTGTTTGTTGGTTGATAATAAGTTCTATGCATTTTTATATTGGTTATAATTCAGCTTCAAAAGAGCAATATCCATTTTTCTTTACACAGTCCAGAATCTGCTTTCCCAACTCATATCTAAAATACCATTCAAGCAATTCCTTAACTTCTTCCACTTCCACCCCTATTGCTTCTGAAAGGATCTCATCATTATACCCTCCACCAAGTTTAAAAAACTTCTTAATCTTTTTATAATTTCCTTTCATTTGCCTCACGCACTCTTTTAATCCTTCATCAATGCCTTTCATGTGATCCTCGTCGGCATAGTATTCAATATAGTGTGGTTCACACTCATCAATGCCAAAGAAACTAGCATCGCAACTTGACTGTACTGCGAAAGCAAACTTTCCTTCAATGTCCCCCCTGTAGTATCTACCCATTTTATAATTGGTTAAGATTTATAAATTTTTAAATAGTGTCGGTTCAAAATACAGATCCCTTTCAATGTGTAATCCAAGCTTTCCTGTTGCCTGTTCAAGTTCTTTTAAAGAGAAATACCCCCACTCTTTCTCAAACCCATCAACAAGACCGAAAAACATTTCTTCTTCTGGATCAAACTCTGTTGGGTACCATTCCCAACTAGAATCAGGTGTAAAGAACTTGCACACTAGAACCTTGTCCCCAAGTTCAACTTCTTCTGTCTCATACAGCTTTGGAAGTTTTTCCTTTAATGCTTTGGTAAGTAGTTTCATTTTGGTTGTGATTAAGATTAACTTGTCTCTATTATATCAAACTTTACTAAACATTACAACCCTTTTTTAAAGTTTTTTTAATTATTGTTTATCACTGGCAGTAGATTCGAGTCCTCGCCTTACTCCCCTCCACACTTGACTGCATGGAAAAGAGTAAATCAAGTTTATCACTGTATAGTGAGTTCTCATCCTACCAAACACTTGATCCCCTGGAAGCCCTACTTCCCATCACATACTAGCTCCGTAATTCAAGCAACGAACTAGACCTTTCGGCTGTGACTGCCACCTGTTAATTCAGGTTTCTTTTTTTGAAATTATGTCATTTTCTACACTTTTACGCTCCACCCTTTGGCGGCTTATAAAGCTGATAGCGGTAGTTTCCTAGTCGTATCATTTAGGGTCAGAAAAAGCCCTATGTAGTAGGTGAGGGTGCAAAGTACGCAGGGATTTCTCTCCCTACCATTCACCCACTACATAAGGCTCTAGGTCTTGTACTTTGCAAACCCATTATACATCACCTTTTAAAAAAATCAAACATAAAAACAAAGAGCGACCCTAGAGCCGCCCTTTGCAATCTTAACCATCAACCCATAACGGGGAGAGGTCGACCATATTTTAAAACAAATCACTTAATTTATCAATCACAACCATCGCCCTATAGGCTGGCATCTTGTCCACACTCC